CTTACGTACGTCGTCCACAGCTGAAGGTATCGTTAAAATCTGGTTTTGCGGAGTGTCCTCAAATCGAACATTCTGGTATTTCTCCCCCGATTCTGGAGCAGAATAGCCAGACTGAGTACAAAACTCCGCTGAGGTTGATGTGAAACTCACATCATCAACCAATTCTCTTACATCCTCAAGCTTCTTAATGGAGTTAAGCTTAGGGATATTCACTTTTGAATCTGCCATCTTGCCAGATCCGCGCACCTGAATCTTATCAGGATTCGAGCGCGACTTATTTTGTTTTTTATTTTTATCATTTTTAGTAATCTTTTATGTACAGACAGTGGTTCGATCAGACCACTGAAGGCGATCACGTTGTTTGGGATACAATCCCTCCCATAAACATGGGTACTATTACAAAACAGTATTTACAATATATGAAGCGTTTACACTATAATACAACATGAACTAAACAATACAGTGCACCGTAATCGACATATATGGACCAGTTCAACTATACACAGGAACCCCATCGGTACCACGGGGCGTGAGTTTTGAGAAAACCCACGAAAACGACAACCAACTAGTTTAATGGGCGATATGTATCAACCCACCGACGTGCCCGCTGATCATAAGACACGTCTAATTCGTCACACAAGTGTGTGATCTCAGCTCTACGAGCCACTTCTTGCAATTGAGCCCTCCGCAACTCATACTCTTCCTTGCCATGATTAAACCATTCTCTACACGCTGAATCTATATTTAGAGCCGCCAACATTCTTGGGGAATGCGGAGAATCCTTCCTACGAACGCTACAATGGAGCATTTTGAAAATGGATTTGGGAACCAGAGCTCCCAATTTGCAATCAACAGGAGGGGGGTGAGCTACAGTCGCTCTTTTGAGAAACTCATCCTGACCTTCTTTAAGAAAAGGCGTGATTTCAGATTCTTTATCAGGCGAAGTCATGACCTGTCCACTAGAGTTAACGACTTTGGCTATATTGACCATGTTAAATTCATTGAATCCAGGTCGAACACAACCGATGTTGTCGTCTCCATACGTAAGTAAATTGACATTCTGCCTAAAGGGCGCTATGTCAGGGACGCCCTCGTAAATAGTGTAGTACGCTACTCGCATGTTGAGACTACCACACAAGCTGTTAAGAATAACGGTGATAGGATTGCCCGACACGTGTCCACCGCTAGCCAGTTCTATAAGATCGCCATCATAAGCTATCATAGCATAAACAATATCGCTGGCAATACCTCGCATTATCAAAAGGTCTTCTGCGCTGTAGCCATTGTGTTCCGCCATAACAATTAGCATCTTGAAAGCGCTCAGTAGCAATTGGCTTGGTAGAAAATTGTCATAGCCTTGGTAGTCACACCCTATCATTCTATCATGACCATAGGCTGTAACAAACGACATGGCCTCATCCCATTCTGGTCCATGGCTATTGATGCCCACAGCCATCTCTGAAATGAGTGGCATACACTGCAG